TGGATACGCCAATCGTTGCCATATGGCTTCATCCTTTCATTTCATGATTTTTTCAATGCCCTCTTGGACCTTCTTCTCCATGATCGCAAGGGCTTTTTTTCTGGATTTTCTGGCAGCTCGCTTCACAAATTCGTTTTTCAGCAAAAACGTTGTTCCACTTTCCGCTGCCCGGGCAATCATCTGGTTTGGCTGGCCTCTTGGCCATTTTTTCGTAGTCAGTCGGTTATAACCGTCAAAACCGATCTTCACATTCAAAAATCCGGTTCCGTCATCCTTCATGGAGGCAATGCCAAGGCTTTTCAACAGGTCCTCTTTCTGGACCGTTTTCAAGCCCTTTAGCGGTTTCTCTGGCGTTCCAAACCCCTCGTCTGTCGGCAGGGCCTCCAGCTCCGAACGGATCGCATCGGTTACAATGGCGGCCCCGGCATAGATGGCGCCGCCGCAGATCTCGTCGCGGCTGGCAGCCTCCAGTTTGGAGAGCTTAAACAGGTAATCGTCCCCGTTTTTAAACGTGATCGTCGCCATCGCTCAGCACCTCCCAATTCCACTCATAATGGAAAAAGCCGGTATCCTCCTCAGCCTGGAAACTGGAAAAACTCCACGCGATGCCCAGAGCATCCAGGGCAGCTTCAAAGGCACTTACCCAGGGATCGAACTCCTGCTTGGTAAACAGATCCGTGGACCCTGTCACGGCGGTCTCCGTGTGGATTCCATCCGCCACCAGGTCGTTCCGGCCGTCCTCCTGCCAAACGAAATACCGTTCTGAGTGAAGCCGCCGGATATGACTCACCTGGTCTGTCACCGCAGTGTGGGCAGCAATGATCCGTTCCTGCCAGGTCATTTTCCCACCTCCCGGTTGGTGCCCGATTCGGGCACCGGTGTGAGATGCCGCTGGCTCACCTTGGCCAGGGTCACATCCAGGCTGGGCGGGAACACCCCATCCGCCGTCTGGATCAGGTCGATGCGGTACTCCCGCCCGTCCTCCGTCACAGCGATATCCTGGACGGCGATAGCCGCGCCTCTGGGCACCCGCACTACCCGCTCCACTGTCACGTTGTTCTGCCTAGCGGCGTAGTACCGGGTCAGGCCCATCCGCAGTTCCGCGTACCAGAGCTTTGCCATCTTCACTGGCTTCGGCTTTGGCAGATACCCAGGTGCTGCTGTGTCCTCCAGCCGGTACACGGTCACAATGCCGTCCTCAAAGGTCTGGCCGATCTCATTCCCCAGACGGAACGGCATTTTGCGCTCCCGCATAGCGTTGCACCCGCCTTTCGTTTTGCATCTCCAGGATCAGATGTCGGTAGTTGTTCTCAAACACGTCCATAGCGCCGTCCCGAGCATATCGGACGTATTCCCGCAGCAGTGTCACGCCGTCGCCGCCGTCCTCGGTGTAGTTCAGCTCGCTTCCGGCTTTGCGGTCCAGATACCGCATCCCCGAGGCGATGAGGTCCGCCGTTTTGCGGTCGGTGTCCTCATCGTCCCAGGTAATGCCCACATAGGTTTTGATCTGTTCCAGCAGGCCGGAGGAGACGATCTCATCCCGGCCCATCATGGTCAGGACTTGGTCACAGTGGCGGTGTAGGTCTTAGTGGCCGTCCCATCCTCGGCGGTCACAGTGATCTTCACGGTGTTGGCGCCGGTCTTCCAGGTGGCAGAGCTTCCGTTGTCGATCTCTTCATCATTCACCGCCACAGCCACTTTCGCGCCGGCTGCCGCAGGGACCGCAGTCACCACGTTGGTGGCGTTAGCAGTGGTAGCGGTGTAAGTGGTGGTGGCCGCGTTAAAGGCGGGAGACAGGGAGGCACTGCCAAGGCTTAGGGCGGACAGCGTAGCGTCGGTGGACTTGGCAGGCTCCGTCACCTGCGTCACCTTCCAGGTGGCGGGCTGCAGATCGCTGATGTCCAGCACCAGGAAGGCGCTGTTGTCCAGAGGCATGCCGTTGGCATAGAGTTTGATGAGATATACCCGCTCATCCTCCAGGAAGTGATACTCATCGGAGTATTCGATGCGTCCCTCTTTCGCCATGCCAGCGCCGGCGAAATACCGGCCGGCCAGGCCAATCACCGCCTTGCCCCGGGGCAGGGCGAAGGTGGGAATCACCGCCATGGGATAGGGCATCACGTCGTTGCGGTAGCTGCCATCAGGGGCCATCAAGGTGGTGGCCGGCATCACCTTTTGGTAATAGTCCTGGCCGTTCACCAGAAAGATCACGTTGTTCACCAGCCGGGTCTTGCCGTTGGGGCCCATGGTCATGATGCTCAGCAGATTTCCAATGGTGGCGGGAGACAGGTCATTGACCTTGATCGCAGCCTTTTCCGGGTACTTTCCGCCGGTCACGCTCACGCCATCGCCTACCTGGCGGATCATACCGATGGGCTGATCCGCGCCGTCGCCGGAGACGAGGCCATTTTCCAATCCACAGGCCAGAGCCTCCGCCAGAATCTCCCGCACATAGCGGTCCAGCCACTGGGGGCCGAGATCCAGCATGGCCTTGCACACAGGGATAAAGGCACTCAGCTTATAGAGGCTGGTGGAGATCTTCTTAAAGCTTGCCTGCAGCTCCTTGGTGATGTCCCCGCACAGGGGGCCCCACTGGGCCATCTGGGCCGGGTCCTCGCTGACGATGATGTCGATGAGGCCATTGGTGGGCTGGAAGTTGATGCGGCTCAGCAGGGGGTGGCTCTGCCGCAGATCGTCAAACACTGCGTCGATCACGGTGGTAGGCAGCACCACATCCAGGGTGGTGATGGCCTGCTTGGGATTGGGGCTGCGCATGGCTTCGATGACCTTCTGGTAATAGGTCCGCTCCGCGCTGGTCAGCTGCCGCACGCCCCGATCCGCCAGAACAGCGTCATCCGCCGTCTGCTGCTGCGCCTCCTCGCGATCCGCCAGGATCGCCTCCATGGCGGCCTCCATGTATGCCTGCTGGGCTTTCGCCAGGGCCTCCGCGTCGCCTTTCTGGGCCGCCTCCGCCATGGCCTGCCGCGCCTTGGTCTTCTTCTGCTCGTTCAGTTCCTTGTCAAAGATCTTAAACATGTTGGGATTCCATCCTTTCAAAATCATTTATAAATAAAAATGCCGGTGCCGACGGTCTCGCAGAAGAGATCATCGGCACCGGCGATCACGCACTGGCCACGCAAAACTCAGCATCCGCTGAACATTTTCATAACAGGATTATCCTCAGGCGCGGGAGGAGGCGTCCCTTCCCTGGGCTTGATGGGTTGCTTCGGCGCCAGCGTTCCGGACAGGGCCTGAAAGATATCCGTCCGGGCGGACTGGTTCACGCCGGCCGGCTCCTCATTTTCCACAATTCCTGTGGCAAAGCCCCAGGCCACGGCATCCTCCGGCTTGATCCAGGTCTCGTTGTTTAGCAAAGCCGTCAAATCCTCATCGGACAGATTCACGCAGGACTTGTATGTCTGGGCGGAAGTCTCAGAGATGGTCTCCAGGTCCTCCGCCGCCTTCCGCAGTGCCGCGGAGTTTCCGCTGGCGCTGGACCAGGCGTTGTGGATCATCAGCAGGGAGGCCGGATTCATCAGCCGCTCCTCGCCTGCCATAAAGATCACGCTGGCGGCGCTGCAGGCAAAGCCGTCGCACACCGTGCGGATCCTGGCCTTGCTGTTTTTCAGGTTGTTGTAGATAGCCAGGCCCTCTTTCACCTCGCCGCCATAGCTGTTGATGTGCACGGTGATTTCATCGGCATCCAGCGCCTGAATGGTCCTGGCCAGAGTATAACTGGATACGTCGCTCTCCATCCACTCCCAGCTGGTGATATCGCCGAAGATGTAGATATCTGCCTTCCGTTCCGCCTGCTGAACGGCGAAATATTTAGGTCGCTTCATTTCCCTGTTCTCCCTTCAAAACGTTTTCGGCTTTCCCGAAATTTTTTGTCAGCAGGTGTTCATCTGCCCAAGGCTCGTTGATGGTCGGCATACCCACCGCCCGCTGGATATCGTTATAGCTGTATCCGGAGCCCATCAGCTTCTCCACGCTGGGGGCATTG